TACAGCAGCAGCAAACGAGGTTGGCTTGTTAACACCGGAAGTGTTTAAGATACCAGTTGGCTGACCAGACGAGCCTGAGCCTTCCAATGCGCCCTTGTCGATTGCCAAGGCCAGAGCCTGTGTCAAATCGTCACGGACCAACTGCTCAATCGCAGGAGTCGATTGGAGGATCAACTGACGGGTCATGTCCGTGAATGCACCAACATTCTTTGGCGTCAGCGAGACAGTACCAAAGGTTGGTTCCGACTCAGAGGCAGCGCCGCCTTCTGTGCTGATCCAGCCAGAAGAAGAAGCAGCAGTCTTTTTAGGGATTGCTACGTTGCCTTGCAGACCTGGGAGCATACGCGCACCAGCTTGCATTACCGACGATGCGTTACGCAGAACGTCAATGAACTCGTTTGCAAGCAGATTTGTTGCAACGATTTCGTTGTCATCGCTGGTGTTCAGGTCGCGCTTCCAAACGCCGAGAATGTCGGTTGGGAGCATAACGCCCTGTGCGCCACGGCCATAACGCTGTGCAGCAGCTTCCGAGACTTCAAACTCGAATGCAGCGGCTTCGCGAAGGCGACGGTCACTTGGGTTTGCGAGAGCAGCAATTGCACGAACAACAGAGAACTGACGGATTTCTTTTTTCGTCAGACCAATGTTTTCGTTTACAAGCGGCTTGTCCGAACCAATTGCTTCAAGCAGTTCACCACGGAATTGCTCAATGCTCTTGCCCGAACGGAGGGCTGAGTCAGCGAGGTCACGTTTGTTGTGACGAGCGCCAAGCTCGATGATTGCAGATGCGTTCTTGGCAGCAGCTTCAGCAGCTTCGGCCCGAACCGCATCCAAGTTTACTTCGTTGTCCATTTTGGACTCCTTCTTGATGGATGGTTCAATGGTAGGTTTGGGTTCGAGAGCAGCCGCGCTACGACCCACGCCAACTGACGGGTCAGCAGGAATAGAAACGACAGATACCTCAAGGGGCGACCAAGAGCGAACAAGGTACTCGTCCTTATTCGTCGTGGACCGCTCCATTTTGTTGACGCGATAGCCTACCGAAACATTCGACCGGATACCATCGACAACGTCCTGAAAAACTTCCTGAGCAAGTGCCGAGCGCCCGAACCTGACTTTGGCTCGAAGAACACGGTCCTCATTAAGTTCCACGGATTCAATAACGCCAATCTGCTTTTCTGGATCATGGTCCAGAAGCAGTGGCGCACGGCCCGAAGCGACAAAGCCCATATCAATGGCTTGGCTTTCGTGGACCAGTATTTCACGACCAAACGAACGGTCAACCGCCAGTTCAGAAGACACGGCAATCTCAACAGTGCGCTTCTCTTCCGAGATCGCCTTCGGCTGCATGTGGATGGCGCGGTGAAGCACTTCTACCGAAGCAGAGCGGTCCTCTTCAGGAACATCAACTGTTTCATCAACCACATCTTCAACCATCTCCATTTCAGGATGATCTTCAGTGTCGATTTCTATCTCGACCTTTATTGTGGCGCGTTCCTCAAGTTCTGACATAAATTGCTCCAAAAAGCGTTTCAACGAAACAATAACACCAAATCACGCAATAATCAAACAGTCGGTTCTGGATCATCTTGACCCTTTACTGCTTCATTTCCCCCAAACGGGAAGAATGACAGTTCAAGGCCAAAGGCATCCGCCATTTCCTTATCACGCTGCCACTGGCTAAATGTCTCTTCAACATCACGGCCATACTGACCAGCAACATCCTGCATCGACATAACGCCATTGTGCATGGCGGTGACTGCTGCATTAATTTCCTTTTGAGGATCAACCCACTGCCAGCCACGGGCGCGGAAACTTGAGGCAGAAGAAAACTTATCAAAGCGCGATGCCGGAATTGGTATCAAACCAAACTCCATAACGTGCAGCAGCCAAGTGTTATAAGCAGGGATGACGAAATGCTCCATCAGGAACTGCTGCATCATCTTGTAAGAGTCGCGCTCTTCCAACGCACCCTGACGGATCGAACTGTAGGATGTACCTTCCAGATCGTTCGACAACGCGGCGTAAGAAACGCCAAGGCCAGATGCGATGCCGCGAATGATGCCCTTCTGGAAATCAGAAAAGGCAGTTGCTGGGTGCGACGGATCAAACGGCTTAAAGTCAACGCCGTTAGGCAACTGATGGAACGTGCCTGGTTCAGCATCAATGATCGGGACAGTGTTGTCGTAATCGTCGGCTGGGGCATCTTCGCCAGTGTCTGAGGTAAAGAAGCCCATCTTGGACGCAGCCATACGCGAGGCTACCAACTCAGCCTCACGGTGAGCGTTCAGCATCTTCAACTGGCTTATGGCTGGTGACATCCAAGGCTCACCCCGTGTCTGACCAGCGCGAAGCGGATCATAAACGTGAATAATATTCTTGGCGTCAATACGATCTGATACATTCATAGAGATAGCAGAAAATTCTGAATCCCCTGGGTGACGCTTCTTTACCCAGTAAGCAACAGGGCGCTGCATCTCATCGACCTCAATGCCCATGCGGATTTCGCGTCCGTTACGCAGCTTTTCATTCTTCTGTTCGTCAATCTGGTCAGATTCGATAGGATGGAATGCAATGCCGTGGATGAACGAACGGTTGCGAACAATCTGCAAGAATGCTTCGCCGTCACGGGCGGTTGCTTCCATGACATACTTCTGAAGGTCGATCCAGCTTAGGCGACCATCTGCCGTGCAGTTGCCCTTTAGCGCAAACTGGTAGAAGCTATCTTCAATAATCTGATTGCCAATAGCATCCAACGACCCATTGGTATTACGCGCTTTAACTTGCAGGGTCATGCCCTTTTCGCCAACCACGTTGGTCTTTAGCAAGTTTAGAAAACGCTTAACGTAGACATCATTCCGCGCAAGTTCGCGTGAGCGGTTACGCATAAGAACAAGATCAGGGCGCAGTTCGCTGTCTGGGCTACGGCTAGATGCCATAAAGTCGGCAAAGAGCCGACCCGTGTTCGCAGCGTGATAATTACGCTTTGCAACTTTGTTCTTTTTCTGGGGTAGGCCCAGTGCTTCACGCCACAAGCTCATATGAAACGCACCTTCATTGTGGTCTTAGTCGGCTTCCCAAGAGAAATGGCGTTATCGCGCCGCTCCTTCAAAACTTCCTTGCGATAATAATCGCGCCACTGCAATAGGTCCGTAATAGACATCTTGGCAATGGAGCGTCCCTGAATAGAGTAAGATGATACATCTTTGTCAGCGCGGCCCTGTAGAAGTGACTGAATCTTGTCCAGCATAATCTCAGCGTGGCTGCGTGGATCAGCGCCATTGTTATCAAGGTCTTGAACAAATTCAAACTCGCCGCGCTCAACTACAATTCTGTTGCCGCTAGAGGTTTGTGTGACTTCAAGTTGCCAATGATAAAAGCCCGAAACAAAGGCAGCGGATGTTGCGCTACTGACCGTAAACAAATAATAATTACTTGTTTCAGTAGCTGCTATTTGTACCTCAGTTGCGCCACCAGCGGTAATCCGCGCAACATAGTTAGCCGAATAAAGTGCAGGAGGATATGTCTCTGCAAGGGATGACTTCTTCCACTGAATAAAATCGCCAACAACGATCTTTAGTGGTTCGCCTTCTGGTGCTTCGTTTTCGTTAAAAAGATTAGCCATGATCCCTCAGCGCCAGTTGTTTGCAAAGCCACCCCTGCGAATAGCTTTTTTACCACCCGCTAAAGGATGGGGTTTATCAGCTTCTTCCGCATTTGGCAATTTATGCTTTTCCATGTTAGCATAAAACTTGCGAGCCACGCTATCCATATTTACATTTAGGATCGTAAGCGCCGCAATCGCGTATACTCTAACGTCTAAAGCCTCGTTTCTTGTTCTGGTTTTGACCCAGACCCGCGACGGGAAACCCTTGTGGTATCGGATCATCTGCTTTTCAGCAGTCAACTGTTTAAAGTATTCATCATCCCGCTTGGCCGGAAAGTGACAATAGCCTGGGCCAGCCTCATCCATCTTTAGCCGCGAGTAATGCACTTCCTTTGCAGTATCGACACCAATTGGATACAGCGGAACCCTGCCAATGTTGTTCTTGGATGGCCGTCCGACAATAGGCTTGCCTTCGCCGCCAATA